AGTTCTGAGCGCAGCTGGCGACGCGTTCGACGCGGGCGCCGATCGCGCGTTGCGTCCGCCGACGCCGCCGAGCCCAGAGGCCGCGTCGTGAGTGGCGCCGTGCAATATGTCAAGCCGTCAGCGGACGTGAGGCGACCGCGCGAGAACCAGCGCCAACTCATGATCAACCCAATGGCCGTTGCCAGCATCGCGTCGCGCCCGCGTCGCATCGGCAAGGTCTACGACGACGGCCACGACGCGGCGCGGCTCGAGCGCGCGAAGGCGAAGCGCGAACGGAAGGCTGCGGCGAAGTGAAGGCGACGAAGTTCCCCGAGGCGAACCACACGTTCGGCAAGCCAGCCGACGCGAAGTCGTCGAAGATCGCGACGATCGACGCGTACGTCGGCAAGGCGATGGGCGGATCGTGCGATGGCGCGATGATCTGTGTGACGCAGTGGACGCCGTCGAAGGCGGACCTCGACGCGCTCAACGCCGGCGGCGCGGTGCACGTCACTTTCCTCGGCCATCTCGTGCCGCACTTCTTGAGCACCGACCTCGCGACGGCGACGCATCCGGCATGAGCGACGCGAGCGACAAGGCGCCCGACTTCGCGCCGACGCCGGATCAACTCCCGATGGTCGGCCCGATCCCGAACGGGCGGCCGGAGCTACTGCTCAAGTTCAGCAACGAGCTTCGCGCTGTCGTCGATCGATACTCAAAAGAGTTCGACGTCGGCTGGTATGAGATCATCTCGGGCGTCGAGCTACTTGCGTTCAAGCTCAAGTACGAGTGCTGGGAAAGCGGGACCGTGCGCGCGCCCCCGCGCGACGACGGCGACGACTGGAAGAAGCCGACGCACGTCGGCTAGTCGAGAGATCAACAGAACATGGCGACACGAACTCGCAGGGCTCCGACTTCTTCCGCGCAGCCGAACGCGCTTCCGACTTCGAAGGAGATCGCGAAGCCGAGCGCGGCGCATGAACTCATGGCCGTCGACTGGCAGATCATCCACGACTTGCGCGGCGGGACGAAGGCGATGCGCGCGGCGCGCACGCGTTGGCTCCCGATGCACGAGAAGGAAGAACCGGCGCGCTACAACTACCGGCTCGAACGCTCGTGGCTTTATAGCGGGTATACCGACACCGTCGACCGACTCTCGAACAAGCCGTTCGTGCGCAGCGCGACGATCGCGAAGCTCGACGAGATGCCGCCGCGCCTGCAGAAGATGTTCGGCTCGGACGTCGACAACGAAGGCGCGGCGTTCGACACGTTCGCGAAGGGCGTCTTCAAGGACGCGATGGACCACGGGCTCTCGCACGTGATGGTCGAGTTCCCCGTCGCGCCGGCGGCGATGGACAGCGACCCGATCAACGACACGCGATTCTCTCCGTACCTCGTGCACATCACGGCGGAGAAGCTCGTTCGCCAGGAGAGCCGCAAGCTCACGACTGGCGAGCGTCAAGTCGTACGCGCCGTCGTGCTCGAGGAACAGTTCGAGCTAGACCCGAAGACGGGCGTCGAGCGCGTGCGGTGCTACGCGCGCGACTGGCGATTCGTCACGCCCGACGACGTCGCGAATGCTGCGCAGCTAGGAGGCGACTCGCCGCCTCGCGGCGGATGGGCGCTCTGGCGAAAAGAGTTCGACGGCGACGAGTGGTTCCTCGTCGACACACGCGACATCACGTTCGTCGGATGCCCGATCGTCACGTACTACACGCGGCGCGTCGGGTACATGGCTGCGAAGCCGCCGATGCACGGGCTCGCGGAACTCAACGTCCAGCACTGGCAGACGTCGAGCGATCAGAACCATATCCTCCACTTCGCGCGCTCGGGGATCATCAAGGGTTTCGGCCTGCGCAAAGAGGACACGGAAAAGGAGATCGTGATCGGGCCGAGCTTCGCCTTCTTGAGCGAAAGCAATGGATCGCTTGACTGGATGGAGCACAGCGGCGCGGCGATCGGCGCGGGGCGTCAAGACGTGCTCGACGTCGAGGCGCGCATGGAAGTTCAAGGGATGCTGCCGCTACTCGAGCGCGCTGGCGATGCGACGGCAACGAGTCGAACGATCGACACGGCGGAAGCTCAGTGCGAAATGCAGTCGTGGGTGCGCGACCTCGAGAAGGCGTTCGAGGAAGTCGCGAAGACGGGCGGCCGTTGGATCGGCGAAGACGGACTCATCCCCGGCGACTTCTCCGTCGACTTCTTCTCGGACTTCGTGATCAGCGCGCGCACGAGCGATGCGGACATCCTGCTGCGCGCGAACGCGCAGCGCGTGATTTCGAAGGAACTCACGTTCGGCGGAATGAAGCTGCGCGGGATCATTCCCGAGACGGCGGACTTCGAAAAGGACCAGGCGACGCTCGCGGACGAGGGCCCTGACCTCGGCTCGCTCACGGGCGGCGATGGGCCGGCATTTGGTGGCGCAGCCGTCAACGGCGGCGCCGGCGGCGCAGGGGGCGCGGGCGACGCGCAGGCGGCCGCGGCCGCCGCGCGCGCGAACGTGGGCGCGGGCGTGTAGCCTGCGGCGCGCGATAGAGTCCTGCGATGGCCGTTGACCCGCGTCTCGCGCAGCTAGGTGGCACGGCGAACGAGGCGCTGCTCAACCGCGCCATTCGCCACGCGATCTTCCTCGAGCGATTGAAGGCTGGCGAGTCTCAAAAGGTGATCGCGTTCCTCAACGACTCGGTCTATCCCGAGCTCGTCGCGAAGGTCGAGACGCGGCTCGCGCGAATCGAGGCGCGCGGCTTCGACACTGGCGTGCTGACGACGCAGCGGTGGACTGATCTGCGCGACGCGGTCAAGCAGATCATCGATGAAGGCATGAAGACGATCGCGTCGGACAACAAGGCGAGCCTCGGCGAGATCGCGAAGCACGAGGCCGACTGGCAGGTCAAGGCGATCAACGATGCGACGCCGGTCGATCTGGATCTTGTGACGCCGGCGCCGGAAGTGCTGCGTGCGATCGTGACGCAGAAGCCCGCGCTCGGCGAGTTGGTGAAGAGCTTCTGGAAGGACGAATCGAAGTCGCTCGCGCAGAAGGTCGTCGCGCGCGCGAGCGCGGGCATTGCGCAAGGCGAGACGACGGCGCAGATCGTGCAAGGGATCCGCGGCACACGCGCGCTCGCGTTCACGGATGGGATCTTGGAGACCGGACGGCGGGACGCCGAGGCGATCGTGCGCACGCTGACGAATCACGTCAGTGCGTACGCGCGCGAAGAAACGTACAAGGCCAACGGCGACGTGATCAAAGGGATCCAGTGGGTATCAACGCTGGACACGCGCACGACGCCGATCTGCCAGTCGCTCGACGGCACGGTGTTCCCGGTCGGCGAAGGTCGCCGGCCTCCCGCGCACTGGGGCTGCAGGTCTACGACCGTGCCGGTGATGAAAAGCTGGAAGGAGCTTGGGATCAACCTCAAGGAAGCCCCCGAGGGAACGCGCGCGTCGATGAACGGCCAAGTCCCGAAGTCGATGGACTACGACGGATGGCTGCGGAAGATGGACAAAAACCCGGCGACAAAGCATCTCGTCGACGAGGCGCTCGGGCCCGGGCGCGCGAAGTTGTTTCGCGCCGGATCGTCGGTCAAATCGTTCGTTGATCGGTTCCATCAGCCGCTCACGCTCGACGAGATCTCGAAAAAGGAAGGGCTCGAAGGCTAGGCTACGAGCGTCCCGCGTGGTGCGGGGAGTGCGCCGGCGCACGTCGCCGGTTTTGTGTGTGACAGGAAATCAACAGGCAAACGCAATGGCGATCAAGACCAAGGTGGACACGCTCGACGGCATGGCGCCGCTCGATCCGAAGACGGTTTTCAAGCAGAGCGCGGACGGGAAGTTCGAGCTCGACATCGAGTCGGTCGACGGCCGCGTGCTCGAGGATGTCGTCGGGCTCAAGGCGACGATCTCGAGCGCGAACGCGCTCGCGAACACGCTCAAGGGACAGTTGAAGGCGTACGCGGACGCCGGCGTCACGGATCCGAACGCGGCGAAGGTCGCGCTCGAGAAGGTCAAAGAGATGTCGTCGTGGACGCCGGAGCAGAAGGTCAAGGAACAGATCGAGTCGATCCAGCGGCAGTTGGAAGAGAAGCGCGTCGCGGAAGTCGGCGCGGCCAAGAGCGAGAGCGACGGGTTGCGGAAGAACCTGCACGAGATCCTCTGCATCAGCGCGGCGACGAGCGCGATCGCGGCGGCGAAGCCCAAGGGCGATCCGTCCGTTCTGCTCCCGATGGTGACGGGCAAGATGCGGATCGAGACGAACTCGGCGGGCAAGCCGGTCGCGCGGATGCTCGGCGACGACGGCAACGTCCTCTTGACCCGCAAGGCGGGCTCGCAAGC